ATTGCTTGCTTCCTATCGGACCTGGCATGCATTAGCTGGTGCTTCGACCTAGCTCGGGAAACGATTTGGGTTCCCTGGTTGTGTAGCGTATATTATATCAGGAATCGCGGCTCAATTGCTAGCAAAAAATACTACCAACCATGACAGGACCACGTCTTCCAAAACGCACCAGCCTCGGCACCTGCTCGGTCGAAGAGTGTGAGAAGCCGGGCTTCGCCTTGGGCCTATGCCACACGCATTACATCATTTCCCAAAAAGCCGAGAAACTCGCCCTCCAGGCGAAGCTCGACGGCGAAGTCGGCCTCCCGGCCAGGATCGGCAAAAACGGCAAGATCAACGGCGGCCCCGGATCCGGCGAGAAAACCGGCCGTCCGGAGGCGCTCACCCCGGACGAGCCGACGCTCAAGCGCCTCCGCGAACTTGCTGGCATCCAGTGCACGATCGATGAGATTGCGGGCGTGATGCTCACCAATCGGGTAACCCTCCATCGATTCATCGAGCGGTATCCGGCCGCCAAGGAGGCGTTCGAGCAGGGCCAACTTAACGGTAAAGCCTCACTGCGCCGCATGCAGTACATCCAGGCCAAGCGCAGCGCCGCCATGGCCATCTGGCTTGGCAAGAACTACCTCAAGCAGACCGATGCCCTGAGGCTCGGGCCGCTCAGCGGCAACCGCCAAGCGGACGATCTCGGCATCGAGCCGCCGACCGCGCTCCTGCGCATCGTCCACGAGGAAAAGGAATAGGTATGCCACTTTGGACGGGCGGATCTCATTCCCGCGAGCAGCTTTCAGGTAAAGCTAAGGGCGAAGCGGAGGAAAAAACGTGGGAGCAGGCGTACAAAGATCTGCGCGAGGAGTGGCGCGAGAAACCGATCTCCTACGCTAAGCAGCGGCTTGGCCTCACGCCGACGCACCAGCAGCGTGACCTCTTAAACGCCATCCGGGAACCAGGATCCAAGGTCACCGCGCGCTCAGGTCACGGCACCGGCAAAGCCCAGCCCTGTGATCTCATTATCCCGACGCCCAATGGGCCAAGGCGGTTTGGTGATCTTAAGCCAGGAGATCATGTTTTTGGCGCTGATGGTCGCCAAGCGAAGGTCTTGGCCGTTCATCCGCAGGGCGTGAAGGAGATTTTCGAGGTCGCGTTCAACGACGGCAGTTCGACGCTTTGTTGTGGCGATCATCTTTGGACGGTGATGGGCAGGGATGGCAGGCGCATAGATCGCCCAGGCGGACCATCGCTTGAATGGATCGTCATTTCGACAAATGAGCTGATACGAAGAGGTCTTAAACGCAACAACGGCGCATACGAGGCGAGACAATGGGAAATTCCACTGCATGGTCCTGTTGAATTTGCGGAGCGGTCATTGCCAATTGATCCATATATCGCCGGACTATGGCTTGGAGACGGCAGGGATGACGGACGCATAACCGTTGCAGATGACGAAATCATAGACCGGCTTAATCCACGCAGCATTGGGTCTAAGCAGGGAACCCATGCTAAAAGCATCAGCCTGAATGGCATGCGTGAGTGCTTAAAATCGGTAGGGCTGCTCGGCTTACGCAGTCATGAGAAATTCATTCCGGATATTTTGAAATATACGCCAATCGACGTAAGGATGAATGTCCTCAAGGGGCTTATGGATTCTGACGGGACCGTCGATAACAGCCGCGGATTGATAAGTTTTTGCTCGGTGAGCGAGCGTCTTGCCAACGATGTTCAATGGTTGGTCAGATCGCTTGGCGGGCGCGCTTCGATATCGTTCAAGCAGGCTTGGTACAGCGGAAAGAACGGCAAAAGGGTCATTGGTAAGCAGGCTTTCAATGTAGCTGTTTCGTGCCGGTTTGAATGTTTCAGCCTTACTCGTAAACAGGCGTTATGTCGTCCGGCGCAAGAACGTTATGCGAAGCGATGGATGGATTACATCGAGCCTGCCGGAGATGCCGAATGCATCTGCATCACGATCGATCGTGAAGATGGGCTTTATCTCACCAACGATTTCATCGTCACGCACAATTCCGCGGCCTTAGCAGTAGCCATCTGGTGGAAGCTCGAATGTTTCGATTATTCCAAGGTGCCATGCACAGCCCCTTCGGCCGTCCAGCTTCGCGACATTCTCTGGGCCGAAGTCTCGAAGTGGTACCGCCGGTCCCTGGATATGTCGCGCGCCTGGGGCATGCCGCAGGATTTCTGGTTGTCCACGCTGTTCGAGATCACCCAGGACAAGATTTCCTGCATGGGCGCGCCGCGTGAATGGTTCGCGGTGGCCCGCACGGCGAGGCCTGAGCAACCAGACGCGCTCCAGGGGTTTCACGCTTCAGACATCACCATTTCCGAGGACGGCCGCACCATCGTCATCGATAACGAGACCACCATCGACACACACAAAGGCCAGATCATGTTTGTGATCGAGGAGGCTGGCGGTGTTCACGACAAGATCTTCGAGGTGGCTGAAGGAGCCCTCTCGAGCCCGAATGCGTCGCTCCTGATGGGCGGCAACCCCACTCGGGCCACCGGCTACTTCGCCGCCAGCCATAAACAAAACCGAGCCGAGTTTACGACCCTCCATTTCCGTAGTTCTGACTCGCCGCTCGTGGCCCCCGGCTACCGCCCGGGGCTGGTACGGAAGTTCGGCGAGGGATCAAATGTGGTCCGGGTGCGCGCAGATGGGGAATTCCCACGTGCCGATGATGATACGCTTATCCCGCTCGATGCGGTGGAAGCAGCAGTTTCGCGGGCGCACGTCGACGACGTCGAGCCGGGCGACCGGCGGCTAGGCGTGGACATCGCGAGGTACGGAGACGACCGGACGGTCTTCCTGCTTCGCGACGGCCCGAACGTCGAGCATATGCGCATCGAAGCGAAGCTCGATACCATGCGCACCACCGGCATCATCGTGAACTTGATCCGCAAGTGGCACGTCAACAGTGTCCACCTCGACATCTCGGGCGGTCTTGGCGCGGGGCCATACGACCGCCTGAAAGAAATGCAGCGCGCCAAAAAATTGCCGGAAGGATTATTGATCATAGGCGTCAACGTCGCGGAAAAGGCCCCACACCGCTCCGGCCTCGAAACCGAGCACCAACCGTTCAGATTGCGCGACTATCTGTGGCTCGAGATGTCGGATTGGATCATGACCGGCGAGGCGTCTTTTTCGGAGGTCGCCAAGGACATGGCCGAGGACTTGGCGGGGGAGCTGTGCTCGGTGAAGTACATGATAGACTCGTCTGGCCGCTTGGTGATAGAGAGCAAGGACATGATGAAGCGCCGCGGCCTAAGATCATGCGACTTGGCGGATGCGTTGGGAACTACGTTCTTCTCGGCGGGCGTCATTGGACCAGGAGCCGCGCTTTTCGAGATCGTCCGTCAGCAAGCTGCCGCGCTCAAGAAAAAGTTGGAGGATGCCACCCATGGCCAACAAACAGCAGCGTAACGAAAAAGCCAAACCTAAGCCGCCAAAAAAGAAACAACCCAAGCCAGCATCTGGCCAGAAGCCCTCCGACGTGCGCAAGTAATGCCGCGCTTCGATGGGTTCGTCGAGAAGATCGGCGAGGGCATCGACGTTAGCGCCATGCTCAAATGGGTATCGGCGATTCCGCTGTCGGAGTGGCCACAAGCGCCGCGGCCGACGCTCGATCCCTACATCGTCGGCCTTCCGGCGATCGTGAACACGCCAGCGTGGCACGGCTTCGAGAAACAAGCGACTAGTATGATGCTTCAGCTCTGGTGTCTTGATTTTCCAGAGCTTCGGACAAAAAAGCTCTACAGCTATATGATCTCGACCATGGTGCCGATGCAGTTCCTGGGAACCCATTGGCACGGCATCGGCCCTGACATGCAGCGATGGTGCTTTAGGGTGCACGTCCCGATCAAGACCAATCCGAGCGCTTTTCTCATCATGGACCGAGCCTATCACCTGGAGGTCGGCTCGGCCTATAAGGTCAACGTCGAGCGACACCATGCTGTGGTCAACCACGGGAACGATAGCCGCATCCATTTCATGTTCGAGGTCGATGAGAATGTTTAGGTGGGCCGATAAGCTGCCGGACGAAACTAAACCGTCGACGCCGCCGCTTCCGCCGCCGGACCCGCGCATACGGATGACGAAATGGTTCGCTTATAGCCATTTGCCGGAAAGCTTGCGGCCCATTAGCCGCGTGTTCCATGAATTGTCGGTCTGGATGATGAACACCATCCCGGCGGGACCTGAAGCGACGGAAGCCATGCGCAAGCTTTTGGAATCGAAAGATTGCGCCATTCGCGCATACATAGACGGGCAGCCGACCGCTTTGGAGGAGCCGGGACCAGAGCAGAAAAAAGACCCGGCGGGAAAGGCATCCGCCGGGTCAGTCACACTACACCACAACTAGGGAGGAACACGCCGAGAAGGAAGGAAGCGAAGAACGAGTTCCGCGCCACTAACATCGCACAGCGCCAGGGGATCGTCAAATGACTCCATACGATCAAGCGACCAGGAAGATGGTCGAAGCTTGCATCAAGGAATGGCTCGACAAGGAAGCTAGGCTATTTACAGATCTATACTTGCCTTTGCATCCACTGCTTAAGAAACAGGCTGTGGCGTGTATTCCGATCATCCCGCCAGGCCAAGATGGTGAGGATCCTGATCTGCCCAAGCAAGATGACGATCAGCCAATGGGAGTCGGCATCGAGAACATTCGCGAAGGTTATTTCGAGAAGTATATCAAGCGTGTAGACATGGGCGGCCCGCCGCCGCGCGGCAAGCCAAAACCGCCGCCGATGGAGCCAACGACGATCGGCGGGGAAGCGGCGGAAACGATTCACCGGGCGATAAGCATTCGACCTAGGTGACTTGTATCAGAATATGGATATACTCCATCGGGAGGAAAGATTGCTGACCAAACCAATCATATCGGTCGGCTTCAATAAGCACGACGAAGCTGACTTCGTGGTTGACAGTTCTGTTTGCGATTTGACGCCTCAAAGGCTCAATGAGCTAGCCGCCATGTGCTTCGCCGCTTTCAGCGCGGCCCACAGCATGCGCGTTGCTCGTGAAGCGCAAGACTCTGGGGAACAGCGCTATGACGACGACGGACGATGACCGGGTTAAAGACGATCGAGCAGCGATCTTAGAGCAACTCCGTAAGCAATACCCAGGCGGCCAAATTCCAGCCAGCGAATTTTATCTTCCCGACCATCCTGCGAAAAGCATGCAAGGGCCGATGGAGGTCGTGAAGGCGACGTTCGCTAATTGTAAGGTTCTTAAAGGACATTAGGACGCCATGCCTGACCTTAGCTTTGCGCAGCTCGGTACGCTCTTCAATGCGATCACCGATGAAGTCATCGGCGGAGTCTCTCCGTTCAACCAGCAATTGCTCCTCAACCAAGTGAACACCATGCAGCAAGGGCTCCAGGCCCTCGCCACCAATGGGACCTTCACGGATGGGGCGACGATCACTCATCTCCAGAACATGGCCGATCAGATGAATTATCTGACCGACCAAATCGGTGCTTTCGGAGTAAGCGCCGGTCAATTCGGCGGATCTCCAAACTTCAATCCCAAATTCATCAACGACGTCGTGCGTGACGTCCAGGACATCGCGCAAGCGGATCCTAACCTCGCAACCCTGGTCGCCAATAATCACGGCTTCCAGCAAACTTCAAATCTCCTGACGCCGCCGGTCCCCTTTAACGACAACCAGGCTCAGGACACCTTCATGGTGAATTTCGTCAATGATTCGAATTCATTGGCGGCCCGGGCCATGGCGGTCGCAAACGGAGGCTCGGATCCGAACCTCATCACCGACCTGCAAACCTTCGCCCACAACAACAACACCTTCGTCCT